GTCATAGGTTATGTATGGTAGTACAGTCTTTCATCCAGAACGGGTAGCCTTTACCTACAGCATTTCACTGGAACCCAATGGGGGAATTTGAGTTTAAACACCGATTCCCATCAGTATAAATTTTCTAGTCTACATTCATGATACTAGGATAGCTTGGTCCTCCGTAGAAGCCAGGGAGGAAGTGATTAACCGCTCCTTGAAGGGCGGACTTCGCGAAACGCGAAATGAGTCCACCGAAAGTAGAGCCGGCATGAGCACCTCCGTGCTTCGCCAATGTGTTGGCAGCGGCCGTCAAAACGTGAGGTTTGTGAGGCGCAGCCGCCGTCGCCATTGTAGCGGTTACCTTGCCCAGTTCAATCTGGCACTCCAAGTGGAAAACAACTTGGACGAGGATCGCTGCAGCTTTCGATGCAGGCCCCCCCTCGTACCGGACGTGGCAATAGTCCCAAACAGGAACGTCTCCAGTCCATTGGTTGTACAGCTTGTACTGGCTCCCGACAGGTTTTGAGATCCAATGGATGTCATCTTCCGAAGCCGGGAAAATCTTAATATCTTCATGCAACCCCCCATTCGTGATATAAGGTGTCACGGCGCCAGGATCTTCGGGGCAAGTGATTACTCGAAAGTAACCACTGCGATCCGTGGGCGGGAGAAGGTTGGTAACCTTCAATCCCCATCCCACGATCCTGTAGCTGTCAAAAGCACCTTGATACGCGGCCAAGTCGGTCAGCGTGTTGCCGGTGCCCCAAGTAGTTACACCGGCGCTCCCGGAGACAGTAGCGTGTAAAGCCACGTTACCGCCCACCCGGGGGCTGAAACGACAATCAGCCCTACCGTTAGAGTCAGTATTCATCGGAAACGTGTCCTTAACGGTCACTGCTACAGATTTCGTACTGTCATCATCCGGGATCTTCGCTCCTACCGCCTCTTCCGAAAACGGATTGCAGAGTGCAATAGTGTGCGCATGGTCTCCCGGGGTGGGCTGAACAGCCATGGAGTTCCTAGCATTCCTGCTGGGAACTCCAAAACGCATCGACACCGGGACAGAAGACTTCTTCTGCGCCCGACGCCTCGCGTTGCGCGATTGGGGTTTGCTCTTCTTGGTCGGCATTGTAAGAGATATCAACGTTTCTATGTATGTCGTTTTGTCCCACCGTCGTCTCCACAGTGGTGGCATTCGACTCTGCATAGACAGTCTCAAAGATGTTTCGCAACAAGTCTCGCTCTTCATTGTGCCTGGTCTCGTGGACCGCGGCACAAAACTGCTCGTCTTCCACACGAGCGAGGAGACAATACCGCAACAACAACTTCTTCCACGAGGTAAGTGAACACGCGCCAGGGCGGTCACGCCTATACCTGTGGCTACAGAACTCGTAGTCGTCAGCGGTATGGTACTCTGCGTACCTGATGGTAAAGCCCAATGTTTTATACCTGGCCACAACGTCTACGCCGTCTGGAAATACTTCCAGACAGTCGTCGCCGGCCGCCTTCGCACGAAGGGACCCTGCGATACGACTAGCGTCTAAGCGGGCCAAGGTGTTGAACAAAGTGGTGAGGTAGGATCCTGAAAGCATCCCACCCGGCACCGGGCGTTCCACGAGGACATATGTCCCACCGTCAGGGACTATGAACACTGGGCGAACCAGGCCATACACATGATTCCTCGCGGCATTGCTCCACGCAGGGCACTCGACGACAGCGGAAGCGATACACGCTTCTACAGCCTCGTACAAGTACTCCGCACCAAGTGACCTGTCCCAGCCGCTCACGTCTGTGGAGACGTGTCGGCCAGTGAGATCCCTCTGGACAATGCTGGCGAACTCCTTTGTAGCTTCATCTGTGAAACTCATTCCTACTAGGGCGTCGGAATCCGGAAAGGACTCCTTGAGCGCAAACAGCAGTCTAGTGTAGAGCACTCGTTCGACAACTTGGTCAACGAGGCTCACGCACATGACGGAACGCCAAGCGCCTACGTCTGCCTTCCTGGGCGGATGAGGTTCATCCTTGAGGAAGGGCGTGACGAGGTCTCGCCATCCGCCTTCGACTAGCTCTCGGGGTGAAAGGCCTTCCGATGTCTCGGTGCAAAGCAGTATCAGCCGCTCAACCGCTGCGTTGACAATATCGCTCTTGAAGTTGTCTAACGCCTCTTGGTTGTTAGCAG